CGAAGTTCGCCAGCCACGGGCGCATTGTCATGGTGAGAAAGGCGCGGCTTGCTTCGCTGAAATTGCTGTAGGTGCTGTTGCTGTATTCCTGCAGGAAGATGGGCGACACGTTGAACATGCGGGCAATGTCTTCAATTGTGAAGCGGCGGGATGCCAGCCATTCGGCATCCTGATTGCTCATGCCAAGCTGCTTATAATCCATTCCACCTTCGAGGATCGGTGTTTTTCCGGCATTTCTGGCGCCCTTGTAGCGCTCCAGTGCATCCATCGCCTGTTTGCCCTTCACGCTGTCGAGCCACTCTTTAGTGACCACCACGCCAGCCGCCATCATGCCATCTTTCATAATGCTGGCACCGTGTCGCTGTTGGGCCAGACCTAACCCCAGCGCCTCACGGCAGGTAGTGATAGGTGAACGTCCCAGAAAACCATCATCGGTGGAGTAACGCAGGTGCAGAATCTCTTCCTGCAGGTAGGTGCGCACAGCCCCGGTAAACGGCTCAGTAACGGTGTATTTGTACTTATGCTGGCCGATACGCTCAGGAACAACCGCCCCCGGCGCATACGGATGCAGGGATTGCGGCTGGCCGTCGCGGCCCCACTGGATCACCGCATAGGCGTTACCGTTCAGCAGACAATGGCGCATCATTGTGCGTTTAAACTGGTAAGGCGTCTGGCAGTCGTTAGGCTGCTCGTTCAGGAGAAAATCTACCGGATGATTGCTCAGCCATTCCCGCGCCTCACGCCCGTTATCGTTGCGCACGCGGTAGAGGTAGCAGGGCATTGTTGCCACCGCCTCACTGATAACTGACACGGCGTTCATGACCGCCGGCAGAGATTCCGCAGTACCCGCAGACACGTACTCGCCTGATCCGGTATTAGGAATCCCTGCCATCGCCAGAAACTCATCAATGGTCATGCTGCGCTGCTCAGAGGGTTCAGACTTACGGCCAAACGGCCAGATATTCCACATATCAGAGCCCCGCTAAATCAGCCCAGCGGCGACGGTTATCGCCAGCGCGGCGCAGTTCAGGATGTTGGGAGAAAAGCGAACGGTGCGCGATTTCCACGCCAGACTCAGGATAAGCAGGCATAGAGGTAACGGTAATCTCCCGCAGTTCGGCAGCGGTAACAGTGCGCAGGTATGGAGACTGGCCGATATCCCACGCTTCTTTAAGCGCCCGGAAACCAAAGCTCATGCCGGAGATATCCCCGCGCTCCACCAGCTCCAGCACATCATTGCCAAGCTGGGTATTCGGCGGGGTCAGCTCGAAGCGCAGCCCGGTATCATCTTCTGACAGCACCAGCGTGCCGGATTTAGTGCGGCCCAGCAGCTGGGTATAGTTATGCTCGTACAGCGCACGCACATCGCTACCGGATGCCAGGCTGTCTTTAAACGCTCCCGGCGCAAACTGCTCGCGGAACTCGTCCCAGATAATTTCTGAGAGACTGTTCCAGCGTACGGCATAGCCCACCAGCTTTTTGTTGCTGGCGCTCACTTCGGAGGTACGGATTTCAAAATCGATTGTTTTCATTACTGGACTCCACAGAGGGCAAAAAGGGGCCGCAGCCCCTTAAACGTCAAATCAGGAACCGGAGCCTGAAAGCTCAAGCACCTTGATGGCGTTGGAGTCCACCACACCACCGCCCAGGTATTTATCGGTATGCACCTTGTAGAAACCCGGCTCGGTGATGTTGTCAGGACGGGTACGCACGCCAGTGGTGTGATCCACGATGAAATAGCCGCGCTTGAAGTCGCCAACAGCGAGGAACGCTTTACCCGCCTCCGCATCCGGCATGGTTTCCAGATACTGAACAGGACGGCCCAGCAGCGTATCGGGAGAACCGGCAACCAGACGATCGCGCCAGATGTAATCCCCGTTGCCGTTTTTCAGCTTTTGCAGTTTGGCGGCGGTGTTGGAATTCATCACCCATACGGCGTTTTTGCGGTATTTGGCTTTCAGCTTATACAGCAGGTCGATCAGACCATCAGAGGAAACGTCAGCGGCTTCCATCTTCTCCAGCGTACCGAACGGACGGGTTTTATCGGCAGTGGCCGCGCGAGGGTAAGACAGGAAGCCTTTGGATTTTTTATCACCGTCGCCGTTCACAAAGTCGCTCTCTTCGGTAGCGGTGAAGGTGTCGGCAATTTCAGAAGACAGCCAGCCCAGAATATCCACCTCGGAGAAGTCGAGAATCTCCTGCGTGGTTTTCGGATAGGCGTAGATCGGGTTGAGTTTGATATCAACGCGCTCCATCTTCGGCGTGCTGGTTTCGGTGCGTGGTTCACCTTCGGTACCGCGATTAACGGTAGTGCCGCCCACAGATACCAGCTTCTGGTATTCGTTGGTTTTGCTCGTCTTCACCGTTGCGATGGAGCGCATCACGCTGTCATCCTGCAACTGGCGCATGATCTCTTTGTCCAGCTCAGGGATAACGGTATAACCACCGTCAGCCTGCACCAGCGTGGAGAGAGAGCGGGTATCACCTGTCATGATGTAGTGGCGTAGCTCGTCGTTGCTTACTGGCTCACCGTCAACGGAAGTACCAGGCAGATTGCGCTGATCGTCGGCGACGGCTTCAAGGCGGGTGATTTCAACTTCAAGCGCATCAGCCTGGGCGCGGAGTTCGTCGAACTTTTTGCCCTCTTCTTCGTTCAGGCTGCGCTTTTCGGTGTCGGCTTTGTCCAGCATGGAACGCATCTGGGTTTTGAGTGCGGCTTTCTGCTGGCGTAATTCGAGTAGTTTCTTCATGGAGTGGTTTCCGTAACAATTAACGTTGAGACGTGAAACCAGCGCTTGGAGGGGAGGCCGTTAAATCTTTTTCTGCCTCTCGCAGGCTGTACTCGCTACAGCTTGACTTAACGGCCAGTGGCGGCTCACGTCTGAGTGCCACTCTTCAAGATATACATGAGAATATTAAATAAAACCCCCTCTTGAGTAAGAAGGAGGAAGGAGTAGAATCAGGTATAAGTAATTTACAATTCTCTCCAAATTGATACGGGTGTGTGGATGCAGGGATATAAAGAGTTTTTAGAATCCTTACAAAAAATGACTGACGTTCGGTTGAATATCGCTATATTGCTGACTTGCTTAGCCGCTATCATCTTATCTTCACCAGACCATTTCATTTTAGATCCAGTTCCCAAATTGATTCCACAAAGTTTAATCCTAGTAACTTCAATTCGCTTGGTGTTTTCTGTCATTAATACTATACACACTATGATATCCAAGAAAATAGAGAAACAAAAATTAGAAGCACAAGCTCTAATTGAAAAACAAAACAAAGAGCGTGAAAAAGAATTGCTAAAAGATAAAATTAGTTCTTCCATTGATGAACTGGATGTCTTTCAACTTTACATAATAAAAAAACTAATTGGCAAAAATAATGCTTCACATGCTAAAGGTGCTACGTTGTTTTCTTTATGCAATTTAAATATCACCTATGTTGTTGCAACAGGAGAACGCTCACAGAGTGTGGCGTTAACAAGTATCGCAAAAGATATACTTGAAAAAAAATTCAATAATGACATTTCTCAATTGGAAAAAAACGCTGCAACCAGAGCGTTTAATGCCATGGCTGAAAAGGAAATATCTTCATTTAAATTACTTTTAGAAAAAGATGTCACAAAAACAACATGGACAGATCGCAGTGGAAGATTACATTACTCACCTAGCGAATATATTTTTAGAAATTTCAGTGATTCCATCATCTTTGAACAGCCGCAAAAAGGCTATGAATATACATTAAACTCTAATTTAAGAAGCATACTTGAAAAGTATTGTTAGATAGCCGCCAACAAGCGGCCATCTTTCATCACTTGCGGTTAGGATGACATTTTGTCACTAATGCTTTGTAAGTATTCAATCAACGTTTCCAATTGTTCCCGGTTTGTAGTCAAGATCTCCTCTGATAAAGTGCTTCGCAGAAAGTCATGGTGATCGATCCAGAAGAATGCCCCATCAGACAAGGCCTTTCGGTATTCCTCTGTGCTCATCGTGTCCAGGTCATGCAGCCCGTATTGGTCCTTGTGAGTTTTAATATCCTGTATTGTGATTGGCATAAAATCTCCTTAATGAATTTTTTCGCCGCGTTCCGGCATATCTTTACCATATTTAAGCGACATCTGGAGTCGGTTTAATACCTCCTCCGCTTGAGCCATGACCCTTTGCCAGATCGATAGTCGTCTTTATAATTCCCTTGCTTACTCCTGAGTTGTCCATGATGCCGCACTTAGCGCCGCGTTTAGCAATGCCGCACTTAGCGCCGCACCAGTTTTCTCAAAAAATTACGCAAACCCAGTAATGACGGGGGTTTCAGTGAAATGCCGCACTTAGCACGTGTATACAGGGACTAAGTGCGGCATTTGGTCATAAAACATACTAAATGCCGCACGTGCCGCACTTACCGCCGCATTTACTCGACTGTAACTGGGTAAAGGTTCTCACCCTCGATGCGAATGATTTGCTCACTCTCCAGCTTGTCCAGCCAGCGCGGGAATGACTTTCTCACTTTGTCTGCACCCAGCGTTGCACGTAGATCGTCTTTAATGACGGAGATAGTGCATGGCTCCCCCTTAGCTGTGCGGCTGCGTACTGCCTGCCATAGTGCATGGTGGTTATCGCTAAGACGGGAGACATTGGCCAGTTCAGGCTCAACCTCTTTAGCCTCTCTCGGCTGATCGTGCACAACCAGAGAGCAAACAAGCTCACCATCTTCATCGGTGTAAAGCTCTGCCGTTCTCAGGTCATACGCTTTACGCTCTGGCTCCTCCGCGTCTTTCATCTTGGTACAGGTCAGAATAAGCGCCTTTCCATCCCCTTCACGCTTAACGTTAAATTCAGTATCAAGCGCAGCACGGAAAGCACTGGAACCGCGAGCGCCTTTCCCTTCATCTTTGCCGGAGTGGTGAACTACCAGCACCGTTGCACCCGTTTTCTGTTTGATAACGTCACACCCCTCAATAAACGCCCCCATATCACGAGCATCGTTCTCGTCATTCCCCCCAAAACAACGGGCCAGCGTATCGATCACCACCATGCGAACCGGCACACCACATTCGACTTCAATCTGCCTGGCAGCAAGAAGAACTTCTGTGACCTCTGACTCACGCACCGGGAACACCGGACGATTGACCAGCCAGAGGTTTTCTGCCTGTATGCCATGCACCTGTTCCCATGCCCGTATACGCCGGGGAACACCTACACCACCCTCGCCAACCACATACAGCACCGCGCCGGGAGTGACCTTCTTCC